CTAATTTTGTTCCGGGATTAGCTTCCGGATTGCGCCTGCTGCGATCTTCTTGCGGCGGGCTTTTTTGGTGTAGACGGTCGTCTGGTTCTTCGTCGTCCAGCCGAAAAACGCCATCAGCTCCTCGTCGGTCGCACCGTTTTCGGCGGCGATCGTCGCGCCGGCCTTGCGCAGGCCATGGGTGGTGCAGTGGGGCAGTCCGGCCTGGTCGCACCAATCGCGCATCTTGTTGCCAAGGCCGTTGGTGGTGAATGGCTTGCCGAATTCGGTGATCAGGAAGGTGAGGTTCCCAGTCTCGCTTTCGTCAATCGTCTTCTGCAGCTCGGCCAGAACCGGTATCTCGACGATGACGCCGCTGCTCTTCTTGGTCTTTCCCGGCCGTATGGTCAGCAGGCCATCGCGAACATGCTGCCGGCCGAGGATCGCCAGATTATCGAGCCGCAGGCCGGTGTAGAGCGCCAGGTGCAGCATCAGCCGCGCCTTCGATCCTGCCGAATGCCTCGCCTCATACTGATGGACTTCGGCGACCGTCCATGTGTGGTAGCCGTCGCCGGAATAGAGCAGCTTGATCTTCGCGGCCGGGTTTGTCTCGGCGAGATCGTTGTCGATCGCCCATGAGAACATGGCCGACAATGAGCGCTTGACCTCGTTCTGCGCTCCCGGCGTGCTGCGCAGCTCGTCGCGCATCTTCAGCACATGCCGACGCTTCAGATCGATGAAAGGCAGGCCGCCAACGCGCGCCTTTTTCTTGCCGAATGGGTGTTCGGCAATTTCCTCAAGCATGTTGGCGCGACGCGACCACAGGAGCTGGTTGACCTTACCGACCGTTCTCTTCTTGTATTCACCGATCAGCCAATCGATCGTGCCAGCCTTGGCCTCTTGCGGAGCCTGTGGCTTCGGTGCGGGCTTCCCTCCCGGTGTGACATAGGGGATGCCGAGACGGGCGCAGGCAACCTCGTCGGTGAACTCATCGGTGCCGGGCGCCTGGTGCAGCCGCACCTTCTGGCGGCCGGGGGCGCGGAAATAGTAGCGCGGCTCTCTCGTTCGCCAGTCGCGATCGAGGCTCACGCCCTTCGGCAATTTCGTTTCAATCTTCTTCTGCATCGTCAAAAGCATTGCCCGCAACCGGTTCGTCGTCAAGGTCGCCGAAGATCGGCCTTTTGTGCGGCAGGGCGCGGAAAGCGCGAACGACCTCCTCGACGTCATAGACGAGCCTGCCGCCGATGACGCGCGGCCCTGGCATGGTGCCGGCCGTGACGCACTTGTCGTAAAGGGTCGGGCCGATACCGATCAGAGCTGCAGCCTGTTCGCGGCTGATGCCGATCGGCGGCAGGGAAGAGGGGAGAACTTCGTTTTTGTGAAGTTTCACTTCACGCCTCCTCGCAGACCATTGGCGGTCCGCCGTTGTGGCCGATCTGGCTTGCTGCCTTGCGGGCTTCCCACTGGCGCAGGATGTTGCGCTTGCGGGTGACGAGCTGCAGGTGATCTTCCGAATCGTAGCGGATGCAAAGCCTGTTGCGGCAGACGTGGTCCAGCTCCTTCTTGCCGGGGATATAGCCGTGCTCGTTGGTCCACATGACGATGTGCACCGCGACCGTCTGCCCCCCCCAGACTCATGCGGGGATAGCCGGCACCGCGACCCTTATTGCCCGAGGTCGGGCCGGTCCAGATCCAGCAGCCGGTCACCTCGTCGATGCGGACGCGGGCCATGATCTTTTCACGAATGCGATCGCGGCGGCTCATGAAACAGTCATTCCCAGGGTGGACTTCTCCGAGAGATTTGCTGCACTGTACCGACGCAAAAACAACGAGGTAGACATGAGCGACGAACCCATTTTTTTCGAAGAAGCCATGCATAGCGTCGAGGCAAATATCATCGTAAATCGTGCGATCATCATTCTAAGCGCCTCAGGACACGGCATAACGCCTCGCCGGGTCTGGGACGTTATGAGAACGTACTTTTCGCCGCGTTTGCTGGAGGAACATTCTTTGGACATCAACATGATTCTGGACGAACTCGAATCCCAGATTGAAGATGTTCGAAGAGGCATCAACTGGTCTTCTTGATTGGCTGTACGCGTTCCATCGATTATGCGATGTGCCTTGATCACGCGTGAATCCTCCATGCCTCAAAATCCGCCCTCAGCGAAAGCCATCGCTGGCGGGCGTTTTCATCGGTGTTGATTTCGCCTCGGGACTGGACGTTAAGGATCGAGCGCACGCGGCTTTCGACCCGGATGCTGTCGCCGGTGCTTTCGAGGCCGTGGCGCTCGATCAGGTATTGGCGGAACGCCTGGCTGCTGCATTTCATTGCGCACTCGGCGGCATGATCCTTCGGCTTCTCCTGGCGCTGTTCGGGCTGGCGCATCGCTTGGCGCGGCTTAAGCCGGCGAATTTCGTCGAAGGCGTCTTTCAGCAGGCGAAGCAGGAAGGCGATGTCGCTATGAGCGCCGATCAGGAAACCGCGGTCCGGCCAGTCGCAATCATCAGTCGCCTCGACGATGGCGACCGGCGGTGTTCCCGGCACGACGCGCGCGAAGATCGCCTTGCTGTCCGACGCCAGCGACCAATCGGTGCTGGCGTCGGCGTGGCGAACGCGGATCTGCTGCAGGCGCTGGACGTCGGCGGGAGAGGCCATCAGATATCCCTCGCCGGCCGGAACATTACCGGCTGCTGATTACGCGGGATGCGATGAGCGCCGCGCGCCATCGGGTGCTTGGGGTGGCCATCCTTCGTCAGGCCAAGGCAGACGAGATCGACGAGGTGATGACGGGCGCGGCCGATGAGCCATTCGGCCCGGTCCATATAATCGCCGCCCCTGCCCCATGCGGCGAGAACCGGCGTGTTGCGGTGGCGGGCCTCGTTGAAGGCGCCGTCGATATAGGTGATGTTTTCGGGGCTGAAGGGGAATTCCGCGGCCATCATATCCTTCGGGGATGAGGCGCGGAAATCGAACAAGTTGACGATCAGCAGGCCGCCATAGCCCCAGAGCTTAGCAAACCATATCAGCGCCAGCACGGTCGGGTCGTTCCTGCGTTGATCGGCCTTCGAAGGGTTGAGCATGCAGACGACGAGCACAGGCAGCGCCTTATCCCAGGCGCGGCGAAGCTCGGGGCGATAGAGCTGCGCTTCTTCCTTCGACAGGACGGCGCTCATTTCCATGGCGATCGGCGCTGCGCTCCCGAAGAGATTCGCGTTCATGTTCTTCATACCCGCATAGGCATGACGAGGCGGGTCACGTCGTCTTGCCCCTCGACCATGACACGGGCCGGCGCGCCGCTGTCCTTCATCTGTAGGACCAGGTTCCCGCCCTTCGGCACGAAGTCGAGCAGATAGCGCATATTCAATCCGATATGCGTCATGGTGCTATCTTTCGGCCAATCGGCGAACGTCCTGGCGGTGAACGCGCCTCCTTGCATCTGGTTGTCGGGCTTCTCGGCCTTCGTGGTCAGCACGGCGCGGCCGTCATCGTTGCGAATGGCGATGCCGTTGCGGCTGCGGTTGATCTTGTAGAAGGTGACGGCCGACAAGAGCGCTTGCCGAAGGATCGCCGCGCTAAAGCTGACCTTTGTGTCTGTCGGCTCCGCCGGTGGAATGACGCGGCGATAATCGGGAAACGTTCCGTCGATCGTCTTCGTCACCAGGCGCGTATCGCCAAACTCGAATTTCAGGAGCGGGCCTTTGCCTGGTGGCGTGCAAACTGACGTGCGGACGTCGCCTTTCGCCTGGCTCAGGAGAACCTTTATCGACCTGGTCGGGATGATGGCGCAGATAGGGGCATTGCTGCCCTTCGGTGTCTCCATGAACGAAGCATAAGGGTGGCTGACCAGGCGGTGACCGTCCGTCGCGGTGAATGCGCCCGGCTCCCAATAGATGCCATTGAGATAGTAGCGGGTCTCTTCGTTCGATATCGCCACGGCGACGCGCTCCAGGATCTCCGGGAGCTGGCCGTTGGTGAAGCTCTCGTAAGCCATGAACGTCGCATCGACCGCCAGCGTCGGCCAATCGCTAGCCGGGAACGTGTCGCTGATAACAAAGACCTGATCGCCGCCGGCAACGTCGACGGTGCATTCGATGTTTGTATACGCCTCATCAATTGAAGTGCCTAAAGCGCTGTTGAATACCTCGCGCTTATGTTCGACCTCATCGAGGCGGATGACGACGGGCGAGACGCCGGCATAGCGCACGGCCGCCCGCAGCAGCTCGGCCGGGATGCAGATATCAAGCTTGCCCTCGGCGCTGAGCACGTCGACGTCGGCGGTCAGCTCCGTATCCAAGTCGGTGCCCGTGACGGTCAGCTTGTCGGGGTGAACGGTCAGCCGGACCGATTTGAGAATGGGAATGCTGGTATGCGGTTCGATTGCGGCCATGACCGCGTTCATTGCAGCAAGCAAATCCTTGCCTGTGACTGTGACCTGCATGGCCGTCGCGACGCCCTTACGCATTCTGCCCTCCCATTAACGACGGATGCTTCTTCGCCAGCTGGGCGATGTGCATGCTGATCCGCGGGAGCGACAGCGGGCGGATGGCCAGGCCGCCGAATTCGCAAGCCGTATCCCGCATGATGGTGACACGGTCGGCGTGCAGGAAGATGCCGCGCTTGCTGCGGTCCTGCGGAGCCGGCCCCTTGCCCGCCATCTCGATCGGGATCGACTTCGGCTTGACGGCCAGCAGGCCATAGGTCTGCAACTGGTGGCGAACACTGTCGAGACGGCAATCATACATCTCGGCGATCATGGCCGGCGTCATGCCGTCTTCGCAATGGGCGGCGAGCGTGGCGCGGTCTGGAAGTTTTCTCTTGAAGGGCATTACGGTTTCGACCTTTCTCGATCGCGCTCGACGAGCAGCCGGCGCAGTGACAGATCCGCATTGCTGGCGCCCTTGAGCGTCAGCAGATGGAACAGGGCGGCCTCGGCCGCATCCGCCGAGGCGGCGATCGACGGCTCGCGCACCTCGTGCGCAAGGGCGCCAGTCATCAACTTCTGACTGGCCGTCACCAAGTGGTGGATGGCCGCCTGAAGCGCTATCTGGTCACGCACCGACAGCGTCGGCGAGACAAGGCGCGGCGGCGCTGGCTGGCGAGGAAAATGAACGATCTCGGCCATGATCAGGACCTCCTGCCGCGCCAGCGCGGTGTGCGGCTGGCGCCACCAGTCACGATGAACAGCATGCACGCGCCGAAGCTGGTCGCGATGAAGACCGCGAAATAGGTCGTGATCAGCCACGTCATGGCGACACCTGCGCCATGTAGGTGAAGGCGAACACGAAACCGGTGATGACGAGCATCGCGGCCTCGGCGCGGCGCTGAATGCGCTGGCGCATACGGAAGGACCTCAGCAGGCGCTCCTCAAGATCACGGGCGCGCTCGTCGCTGATCGGCGGCAGGCGCAGCAGAACGCCTTGCGGCAGGAATGGCGTGAAATAGTTCATGGGAGTGCCCTTTCGCATCCGTTTGGGAACCGCCTCGCCAGGGGTGAAGACGAGGCGGCATCCGAAACGGATCGGATCAGGCAGCCGTGGCGAACTCTTCAGCGCGAAGCTGTTCGGCGACGGCAGGTGCCAGCGTCTCGATCTGCTCCTTGGTGAAACCGGCGCGGATCAGGTCTGTTTCGGTCTGGGCGCCGCGTTCGCGGTAAAGGTCCAGCATCTCGGACTTGAGGTTGCGGACCGGCGCTTTGCTTTTGGATTTCATCTTGCTCTCCTCGCCTCCCCTTCAGCGGCTGCCTCGGGAGGAGTGAGGCAGCCGCGCGCCCCCTATGGGCGATCCGGCTGGGAGGAGGAGGACCGGATGGCGCCAATATTTGCCAAATAGGCACATTCCGTCAAGTGGGAATTTGCCTATTTGGCAAATTAATTGCGCCGCCTTGGCGGGAGCGCGAAGGTGCAATGTGATTTATGCTGAAGGTTGAGTGAATTTTGGAACGTTGAATATGATCGAAATCATCGCAGCGCTGACGCTAGTGGCGGCGCCGACGCCTTCGACGGAGTGCCTGGCGGCCGCTCGGCGGTTCACGGAGTTCCTGGCTGCAGAGGCTAAGGGTACGCGTCATGAACAGCAGATCCGCCAGGCTACCGAGAAAGCTGGCGGAAAGAGCAAGGCTATTGCCGAGATTGCGGCAATCCTGGAACCTGCTATGTGCAATTTTTTGCTCATGGCGCCGGACAGCAGCCTTCGAGCGCTCGCCATCACCAGCCTTCCGGAGCGCAACGAAAAATAGCGATCTAGGCGCCTTTTCTGGCGCCGGCCGTCATCCGCTCTACCATGCGCTGCCGCGCTGATGGCGTTAGCTTTTTCCACTGGCCGCTACGAATAACGGATTGAATGGACGCTACCCACGTCAACCGAACGCCTCGGATTGGTGGGGCGTTGTGGCTTTCCAGATCGAAGGTGCCCTTCTCTCCGCCCTTGAGGACACGCTTCAGGTAGCGCTTTCCCGACGATGTTCTGACGGCAGCTTCCCATCCGAGCACCTCCTCGACGACGACGCCTTGGCGCCAGCAAACGACGATGTCGCCGTCGTCATAGCGCGGCCACATCGATTCGCCGACGACTTCAAATGCAATGGCGTCCTCGGGCAGAGGGAACGGCGTTTCGATTTCGTAAAGCCCTTCCGGTGGGATCTGTTCTTCTTCTGGCAAGATCTCGGCCCCCGCTCCGATTCTACCCATGACGGCAATGACGTTCGTCGATTTCGCTTTCGGAACGACAAGCAGATCCTGCGGCTCGACACCGAGCGCATGGGCAAAAAGGTTCATGTTTTTAACGGAGAGGTTGCGCTCGCCGTTTTCAAGCCGACCGGTATAGGAGACGGAAAGGCCCGTTTTCTCGGCCAGCTCCTCGATCGTCAGCTCTCTTTCCCTGCGGATTTCGCGAATGCGGTTTGGATATATTTTGTCCATATGGCAAATTTCCCGGTGTGGACAAAGTGCGCCAGAGCCTAATAGGCAAAATATGCCTTGACGGAATTTTGCCTATTTGGCACATTCCGCAGCCATGGACGCACTTTCGAGCTATCTTGATGAGCGGAATGAACGGCTATCGACCTTTGCGGTGCGCATCGGCCGATCTCCGAGCACGCTTTCGCGGGCACTTTCCGGGCAACGCGACCCGAGCGTTGACCTTGCTCGCGACGTCGAGAAGGGTACGCAAGGCAGCGTCACTACGTTGCAGTTTTTGGAAATCTGCCTCGCTGCGCAGGCGGCGGGGCAGTCTCCTCCATCGGAGGTGGCCGCATAATGTTTCCCCAGCGCGGCGTAATGAACAGCCACCGCGCCAACTGCCGCCGGGGTGGCGGACCATCCTTCCCCGGCGGCAACTTCTTCTCGTCTGCTCATGTGGCGCTCCAGCTTGCGTGACGGACGATTGAATAGGGCGCAACTCAGCGCCTGACACCGAATCCTTTTGCGTTTTTCTTTCCTTGCTTTCCGAGGGGGTCTTTCCGTGCGTCATTTTTCCGAGAAGGCATACCGGTCGCTGAAATGCGTCTGTTCCGTCGCCTACGACCTGGCTGGCGGCAACACGCTGTTTCAGCACTCGACGCGCGTCGTCGTTTCGCAGCTGTCGAAATACGCCTCGCTGAACGAGGACGACGAGAAATCCTACATGCCGATCGACGTGGCGGTCGATCTCGACCGCGCGGCCGGCTCGCCCATCATCACCGGGACCATGGCGCAGCTGCTCGGCTTTCGGCTGGAACCGCTGACGGCGGCAGCGGCCGAGGCCGACAAGCTTTCCGAACGGGACGCGCACAAGCTCCTTGCCGAGGCAATGGATGTTTCCCAGGCGCTACTTGCCGCCTTCGCCGATGGGCGGGTCGACGCGCTGGAGAAAAAGCGGCTGCGGGTGGAGCTGCGTGAGGTGATCCGCGCGGCCGAAACCGTGCTGGCGAAACTCGACGAAGAGGTGGCGTGATGAGCGACCATCCCGTTATCGTCGGCCAAGACATCGCCTCCCGCATGCTGGAAGCTGCCGAGCGCAATGGCTTTGTGATCGACACTACCGTTTCGGAACGCAAGGCCTGCATCCGGCTGAACGGCAAGGGCCTGTTGCGGCGGGACAAGAAGCTGGCTTCCAAGTGGTATCCGACCGCCGAGGCGGTGCATTCTGCAGCGCCAGCCGCCGTGCATGCGCCGGACGGTCGCGTCGCCATCTGGCGCAACATCGCCAGCATCGACATAGGGTCGCGCCTGCGACCAGCCGACCCGGCCAAGGTCGAGGCCATGAAGCCGTCGTTTCTTGAGATCGGCCAAAAGACACCGATCACCGTTTTCGGCAAGCCGGAAGATCCTCGCGCAACGTTGTCAGCCGGTCTCCACCGGCTGCAAACGGCCAGGGCGCTCGGCTGGGAGAATGTGCTTTGCTTTCATGAGGACGGCGATGCGCTTGACGCCGAGCTTTGGGAAATCGACGAGAACCTGATCCGCGCCGAACTGACGGCGGCCGACCGGGCGCTATTCCTGTCGCGTCGCAAGGAAATCTACCTGCTCAAGCATCCCGAGACGGCGCAGGGCGGCGACCGTAAATCAAAACGACAAGATGTCGTCTTGATCGATGCACCGCAGACGTTTTCCGTTGCGACTGCAGTCGCCACCGGGCGCGACCGCCGAACCATCGAGCGGGACACTTCGCGCGGCGAAAGAATTATCGAATCCGCCCTTCACCGCCTGCGCGGCACCAGGCTCGACAGCGGAGCGTTTCTAGACCGCCTGAAGCAGGTTCCAGAGGAGCGGCAGGTTCTCTACGTCGAGGCCGCACTCGCTGAGGAAAAGCAGAAGGCGGCCGACGTCAAGGAGAACCGGCGGAAGCAGCAGGAAGTCCGTCATGCGGTGCGCCTGGTCCATATGGCGCACGTGACCACGAATGGGGCGGCGACTGCAGGTCGGGTCGCGCAGAAGTTTCCCATCATCTACGCCGATCCGCCGTGGAGATTCGACACGCGGTCGGAAGTGACCGGCGGCGATCGAAGCGCGGCCAACCACTACCCGACAATGCCCACCATGGAGATCTGCGCGCTTTGGGAGCGCATCGGCGCGCCAGCGAAGAATGATGCGGTTCTGTTTCTTTGGGCGACCAATCCGATGCTTCTCGATGGACTGCAGGTCATGTCGGCTTGGGGCTTCACCTATGTTCATCATTGGGTTTGGGACAAGGAAATAGCCGGCAACGGCTATTGGGGCCGCGACCGGCACGAGCTGCTGTTGATCGGAAGGCGAGGCAACCCAGCAACACCTATTCCCGGCTCGCAGCCGCACACGGTGCATCGCGAGGCAAAGGGGAAGCACAGCGCCAAGCCCGATTTCTACGCCGAGACGATCGAGCGCTTGTACCCCGATATGCCGAGGCTGGAAATGTTCTGCCGTGATCCTCGGCCAGGCTGGACGGCGTGGGGATATGAGGCCGGGACGCCCGGAAGCGAGGCGGCCGAATGAAGCCCGCCTTGACCACACCCGGCCTAGATCAAGCCATCATGACCGGTGCGGCTGTCGCCATTGGCGTTTCCGGCGGCAAGGATAGCCAGGCGGCTGCCTTGGCGACGTTTCGCCACCTCGACCGGCTGGGTCATACAGGCGAGCGGATCTTGATCCATGCCGACCTCGGATCGGTTGAATGGCAAGACAGCCTGCCAACCTGCGAGAAGCTGGCGCAGCACCTTGGAGTCGAGCTTGTCGTCGTGCGCCGCAAGGCCGGCGGATTGATGGAGCGATGGCGTGGCCGGTGGCTGTCCAGCATGAAGCGCTATGAGGCGTTGAGCACGGTCACATTGGTGCCGTGCTGGTCGACGCCGAAGATGCGCTTTTGCACCTCGGAGCTGAAAACACACGTCATCGAGGCGTACCTCAAGAAGAGGTTCGGCAAACAGTACGTCATCAACGTTACCGGCATCAGGCGGGAGGAAAGCAGCCGCCGCGCCAAGGCGACGGTCGTTGACTATGATTTTGACTCGGGCTGGTTCGATTGGCGACCAATCGTCGATTGGACCGTTCAGGATGTATTCTCCTCGATTGACGCCAGCGGTCTACCCCCCCATCCCGGCTACCGCGTTTTTGGCCTCAGTCGCGTTTCCTGCCGCTTCTGCATCATGCAAAATCTCGACGACATGATCGCTGCAGCGGCGCAGGAAGAAGCGCACGAGACCTATCGCGAAATGGTCTGGCTGGAATGCGACAGCTAATTCGCCTTTCAGGGCGCTCGCTGGCTCGGCGATGTCGCACCCCAGCTGTTGACGGACGAAATGCGCGAACGCCTGCTGATCGCTAAATCGACTGCAGTGTTTCGAGCTCAGGCCGAAAGCCGGATCACCCAGCCCATGCTTTATGTGAAGGGCTGGCCGCTGCGCATGCTGACGGACGAAGAGGCCGACATTCTGGCGAGCGTCCGGCAGGAGGTCTCCGCCTTGCTGAACCTTTCGGCAGACCACCTTGACCGGCATAGCATCCACGAACGGTATGACAGCCTCCTGCGCGCCAAGGCCATCAAGGTCGGATTGGAGGGAGCATGAGCGATCTCCTCCTTCGCCCCGATATCGACGAGTGCACGACCGACGCCGAGCGGGCGCTTTGGCTGCTGACGGCCTCGATCGACTGCCTAGTGCGCGAACGCAGCTTCATCCAACTCGTACTGCGCCAGACGGGTTTCCGGATCGGCCTCGAATATCTCGACGCCGAGCTTGAGCATGTCCGCGCCCCTCGGCGCGACGACGGCTCGACCGTCGATCTCATCACCATAGCAGTCGCCCGAGGGCGAATGGATCGAATTGCATGCGGCCTGAAGCCGCTGAACTTGGGGGCATGACGTGCTGAAGATCAACGGTCTCTATGCGCCGGGCCGTGTCGGCTTAGAAAGTGTGCCATTTGTTTTCGTCGCGGATTGGCCAGTTCAAGGTCAAGAAGAGGTCCGTTGCCGTGGTAGTGTCGTTGCCCGCACGGTCCATTTGGACCGATTTGACCTCGATTCCGCAGCGGTAAATAGCCAGTTCACCCTGAACCTCGTCGGGCGGCCCGGCCACCATTACGTCGCACACAACCAGAGCAGAAGAGGTCTTATGGCCGTCCACGCGTCCTGGCAGAAACGCTGTGACGTAACCCGGAAGATACCTATTCCAAGATACATCCGTGACCGTACCATCAATCTCTACCGTTTTCGGATAGAGTATAATCAACTGACTAGCGCGCGTTATTTTAACCTCCTGCATGTGCAAAGGGCGTCTGTTCCAGTTTTCGAGAATGAAGGTCACTTGGGGCCTTCTATCCGGTCCGACGCTAGTGAACGCATATATCGACGGCGGAACATCGCCGATCTGGAATCTAATCTGCTGGCGCAAGGTGAGAAGCGTTACAACGGCGGCGATAGCCGCGGCCCATCCGCTCAAGGCAGACAGCCACTCTCTAAGGCACATCTCGTCTTTCTTGCAGAAAAGCTCTCGGTTAGGTTCAAGCCCAGAGATCACCAAAATCAGGATGAGAATCATCACGGCGCCAGCGATGGGCGCCGCCCACCTGTCCATAAAGTTCGCCATGTTCTGTCCCCTCAGCCTCCCGTAATTTTATCCATGACATTTGCATTGCCGCAAGAGGTGGCGGCATGAAGTGGCGGCAGGAGACATACCGCGCCGTGCTGCAGCGTGGCGACGTCGATATCGGCGCGGTCTATCCGCCGGTCGGACGTGGTCACCTGTGGCGCTGGCGCATATGGGTGACCGCCAGCGGGCATCCGAGCGCCGGACGCGAGGCAAACCAGACTAAGGCGAGGCAGCACGTGGAAGGCCGCTTTCAGGCGTTCCTCGACGCGGCGCAACTTGCGCCGATGGGCGGTGACGCATGAGCCACAAGGCGACCATGTGGGCCGTCACAGTGCGCGGCATCAGCTGCGCCGAGGCGCGCGTTCTCTGGCATCTGGCGGACTGCCATAACCCTGTCGAAGGGTGTTTCCCATCGCAGGACTATCTTGCCGACGCCTGCGAGATCGACGTGCGCTCTGTGCGCCGCCATCTCGACAGCCTGCGCGGCAAGGGCATGATCAATTGGGCTGAGCAGCGGGACGGAAAATACCGCAAGAATAACCGCTACGCCCTTGCTTTCGAAGAAGGTTTCCGGCCCGCGCAGACAAATTATCAACCGGACAATTTGTCCGGTTCAGAAAATGCGTCAACCGGACAAAACTCGCAGTTTGAACCGGACAAAATCGACGTTTTGAACCGGACACTGGAGTCCTCTACATATAAACCAGTAATAGAACCGGTAACAGAACCGGGAGAGAGAGCGGGCGAGCGTGAGGGTCTGGAAGATCCGAAGAGGGTCGAGCGCGATTTCAAGCGGTGGTTCCCTATCTGGCCGACCTATGTCGCCGACAGCGAGCGGGAAGCGCGAAAGGTCTGGTTCGAGCTTTCGAGTGAGGAGCGCGCCGATTGCCTGGAGCGGACTTCGGCTTACATCGCCGCCGTGAAGGCGACTGGCCGCACTAAGGGATGGCAGGCCGCGAGCGTCTACCTCTCGACCAAGGCCTGGCAGAAACTCTCCGATCCCAAATCCGATATCGCGCCGCCCTCGGTGCACAATCCGTTCAGCCGGGCATGGAGCGCACTGCGCCTCGCCGAGCTGCTGAAGCCAATGGCAACGGCAATGCCGGCGCTGACGCTCTACCAGCGCGGCCAGGTGGCGGCGGGTGGCGACGCGGCACGGCTCGTCGATCGAGAGCGTCGGGAGAAATACGGGTGGCCGAAGGTCAACACGATGCACCAGTTCGCCGAGCGGGCGCAGGGCTCGACTGTATCGCCGGATCTCGTCGCGATATCCGAAGGTTTCGAGAAGGTGCACCGCGACAGCGAGCTGGCCGGCCGCTGGAAGGCGCTGCATGAGCGCATGGGCTGGCCATGGCTGCCGAGCACCGGACATGAATGGCTGTACTTCCCGCCAGGCGGGCCGGAAGAGGCGATGATCGAATTCAAGGCAGCGGTAGCGAGGGAGCGAGGCCATGACGATGCAGCATAGGCGTGGCGAATTCGGCGAATACGTCTCTGATGCGGGCTATCGCAAGCTCGACAAGATCGCCGACGAACAGCGAATCAGGATCAGCAATCTGGCTATGGCGAGCCGGCGAATCATCGCCGACTATCCCGAGCTTTGCGCCTGGTACTGCCTGCAGGTGATGACGCGCAGCGAGTTCACTGTGGAAAAATACCTCTACGAGGAAAATGTTGAGGCACTGGTGCCGACCCGAAGAGGTGAGGAACGGCGTCTGCGCCACCGCATTATCCCAGCCCCTCGCCTGCCTGTCATGCCAGGTTATGTGCTTGTTCAGTGCATGGCAAAGGTGGAATGCTTCGTCGCTCTAAGGCGGGTAAAGCACGTCATCGGCATCATCGGCGGCTGCGAAAAGCCCTATCCCATCCCATTCCAATTCGTTGAGAAATTCAGAAAGCGGGCTCACGAAGGGACATACGACAGCCGGGAAGTTCTGCTCACATACTGGGTTGGTGAAACGGTCCGCATCACCGATGGGCCTTTCGCTTCATTTGATGCGACGGTGCTCGCGATCGACGGCGTGAAGCATCGCATCAAGGTCGAAGCGAGCATCTTTGGGCGTAGCACGCCGATCGAATTGGATATTGCGCAGATCGAAAAAGTGTGATGAGAAATCGCTCCACGGACAAGCTGATGATCCTGAAGTGAGCCTCTGAAAACGCAGTAACATGCGGGAACGAAAGTTCTGAGGTCGGTACGCCGGTCAGCCCCAGCCCTGACAGCCTTTCATTCGAGGCATAGATTCAGGGCCAGTGCTACCGCTATGAAGACTATTCGCCTCCGATCTCCGCGTTGCCGAGCCATGGAAGGGCGTAAGGGGATGCGACATAGGTAGTTCCGTTATTGCCCTGTTTCCAGCCGACAATCACGGCAGACCATGTGTCTCCCTCAGCTGGAGGGAGCGCCGTGAAAAACGGTCCCTGCGTCATGTCTCCTTCCCATCCTACTGCGGAAGCGAGTTCCATTGCCCTCTCGAGGAAATTGAGATGATCATTGGTAGGCCCACCGAAGGTGTTGTCCATAGATGCTTCATACTGTTCGGCATTCATCCAGCCATGCCAAAAGTCGATCGGCGGAAGTGAGTAAACGTAGATCATTTGTTCTCCCATAAGTTTTGATGCGGGTGTCTATTTGGCTTTCCTCCTACCAAAGCGCAAGTGGATTTCACTCCTGTCGAGTGAGCCGAGAGGCGGCCTTCGGGCCGCTTCTTTCGTCTAAAGGGTATGCCAGTCATGCCCGGAACCTTCAGGCCGAAAGGCGCACCATCCCGCAAAGAACAGAACCGCGAGGCCGACGATCGTCGGGGCAGCGCATCCAAGCGCGGCTATAACCATCGCTGGTCGAAGGCGCGAGATACGCATCTTCGCCGCTCTCCCATCTGCATAGGATGCGAGGCAATCGGCAGGACGCAGGCCGCGACCGTCGTCGACCACGTCGACCCGCATCACGGTGACAGCGCCAAGTTCTGGGACACAAGCATGTGGCAGTCGTGCTGCAAGTGGCATCACGACAGCGTCAAGCAGCAGCTCGAAGCCATGTATGCGGCCGGTCGCATTCCACTTTCGGAGCTTTGGCTGAACAGCGAGACCGCGCAGCGCATCGCCACCGGCCTTTTGGGGTAGCAGGGGGGGTGGGTGAAAACTCCCCTACCCCTCCCACCCTGACCGGCGGCCAAGTGATTTTTATTTGCGCGCTAGTTTCGGCTAATTTTTTTCTGAGGTGAGCCATGGGTCGGAGAGGTCCGAAGCCGGAGCCGGCTGCAGTGAAGAAGGCCAAGGGCAATAGCGGGCGGCGGCCGATCGGGGAAGATCCGAAGGTCGAGGACGCCAAGCCGGAAGTTTTGGCGACTGCGTCTGTCGTTCCGCCGACCTGGCTGAAGGATGGCGGGCGTGATGTCTGGAACCGGCTGTCGCCGCGGCTGATCGCGATGAAGTTGCTGACGCAGCTCGATGCGGAAACGTTCGGCCGCTACTGCCGTAATTTTTCTCGTTGGCTGAAGATGCAGGAGCGCCTCGACGAGAAGGGCGAGGTCTACGAGATCGAGACGGCGAGCGGGATCGTGCGGCGGTATGAGCCGGCGTTTGCGATTGCCGATCGGCTTGAGCGCCAGCTGTCGGCGGCCGAGGCGAATTTCGGTCTCAATCCGGCCGAGCGCCAGCGGCTCTATGCGGCGCGCGCTGCCGGCGCTGGTGCGGGCGCCGGGGATCTCTTCGGCGACAACGGACAGAGGAAGGGCGACGACAAGCCGAGCGCTGCGCAGAACGCGCCGGCGCCGGCGCGTCCGACCTCGGCAGTGGGGTTCCTGCAGTAAGCCATGGCGGTTCGGGTCGGAAAGGCGGCACACCGCAAAGGGCCGCGCCGACCTCTCGGCGTCGGGGCCAAGGCGACGTGGGATCACGATCGGCAAGCCTGGTGCGAGGGCGATTACTGGTTTGACGAGGCGGCATCCGTTCGCGCCGTGGCGTTCTTTCCGGAGCACCTTTGCTTCACCAAAGGCGAGTGGGCTGGCAAGCCGTTTCACCTCGAAGACTGGCAGGCGAACGATATCGTTCGGCCGATCTTCGGATGGAAGCGGCCGGACGGGACGCGGCGTTACCGGCGTGTCTACGTCTGGGTGCCGCGCAAGAACGGCAAGACCGAGCTGGCGGCGGGCATCGCGCTGTTGATCCTGCTCGGCGACGGCGAGCTCGGCGGCGAAGTCTATTCGATCGCCTCGCATGAGGGGCAAGCAAGACTGGTGTTCGGCCAGGCGGCGACGATGGTCGGCAAGAGCCTGACGCTCTCCAACGATCTCGTCAGCCTGAAGTCGTCGATCTACTGCCCGGCCCTCAACGCCAGCTTCAAGCCTCTGTCAGGCAAGGCGGAAGGCAAACACGGGTTCTCGGCGTCCGGTCTGATCGGCGACGAGATCCACGAATGGACGTCGGGCGACCTCTACCAGTTCGTGCACGACTCCGAAGACGCGCGACGCCAGCCGCTGGAATTCCTGATCTCGACGGCCGGCAAGAAGGGCACCTATGGCGAGGAGGTCTGGGACGAATGTCAGAAGATCCTCGACGGCACCTATGAAGATCCCGAAACGCTTGTCGTCGTCTATGCCGCCGATCCCGACGATGACTGGCAATCGGAGGAGACCTGGCGCAAGGCCAATCCCAATCTCGGGGTTTCGAAAAAGCTCGATACGATGCGCACCAACGCCAGGCGCGCGCGGCAGCTCCCGAGGCTGGAGAACCATTTCAAGAACTATCACCTCAACATCTGGACCGAACAGGCGGTCCGCTGGTTGCCGATCGACGCGACCGATGATGACGGTAACAAGTTCGGCTGGGATCATTGCAAGGGACCTATCCTTTGGAGCGATCTTGCAGAGCGCTTGCAGGGAAAGCGCTGTTTCGGCGGCCTCGACCTGTCGTCGACAAACGACCTTTCGGCGATCGTCTGGTGGTTTCCGGCGCAGCGCGGACTTGAAATTCCGGTGGTCCTGCCTCGGTTTTTCAAGCCGGCCGCCACGCTCAAGGAGCACGCCAAACGGGATCGGCTGCCTTACGAACAGTGGGCCAAGGATGGGGCATTGATGACGACGCCCGGCAATGTCGTCGATTATGAATTCATTCGAAAGCAGATCTATGCGGATGCCGAGCGATTCAAAATCGCCCATGTCGGCAACGCAAAGCGGGAAGCCCATGAAGGCGGCATTGCCATCGACCGCTGGAACGCGACGGAGACGGCGGTGAAGCTTGAGCAGGAAGGCCTTCCGGTCGTGCTGTTTGGGCAAGGCTACGGTTCGATGTCGGCTCCCTCGAAAGAACTTGAGCGCCTGGTTCTCGGTAACGGGTTTCATCACGGCGGTCATCCCGTTCTCCGCCGTCACGCGCAGGTCGTTGCAATCGAGGGGCCGGACGCCGCCGACAACATCAAGCCGGCGAAAAACAAGTCGAATGAGCGCATCGATGGGATCGTCGCGCAGGTCATGGCGATCGGAATCGCCACCAAAGACGACGGCGACGATTCCGGCAAAGACGACTACTTCAATGAATTGGCGAGGTCAGCTTGAACATTTTGCGCAAGATGGCGACCTTCGTTCGCAACCTGACGATCCGCGAACCTGACGGCTGGGTGCCGCCAGGCCAGCAAGGCGATGCAGGCGAGGACGTCAACATCGATACCGCCCTGGCGCTCTCGGCTGTCTGGGCTTGCGTCAACCTGCTGGCCGGCACGATTTCTTCGTTGCCCCTCGTCGTCTATCGGGACGCGAAGGACGGCTCAAAAGAGATTGCGAAAGACCATTCGCTCTATCGTCTGCTGCATGACAGCCCGAATTACGACCAGACCGCCGTCGACTTCTGGGATTTCATGTGTTCGGCGATCGAGCTTTGGGGCAATGCCTACGCGCAGATTTCGCGGACTGGGGGGAAGGTAGTCGCGCTTTCGCCGATCCGGCCGGAATTCATGTCAGTGCGGCGGCTACAGAGCGGGTCGCTTCAATACCGCTGGACGCAGGACGGTAAGAGCTTCGTCGCGACCGATAACGAGATCCTGCATATCCGCGGTGCAGGAGGCGACGCCCTCGGGGGCGTGTCGACGCTACATGTCGCCCGCAACAGCTTCTCGATGGCAAGAGCTGCCGACAAGGCGGCGGCCGGCATGTTCAAGAACGGGCTCCGGCCATCTGGCGTCCTGACATTCGAGGAATGGCTGACCAAGGAACAGCGCGATATCGCCGAGACGAAGCTCGCTGAAAAGTTCGTCGGGGCGGTGAATGCGGGTCGGCCGCTGGTGCTTGAGGGTGGCACCAAATGGGAGCAGCTGACGATTAATCCTGAAGAAGCGCAGATGCTGGAAACGCGGGGTTTCTCGGTCGAAGAGATCTGCCGCTTCTTCGGCGTCCCGCCGTTCATGATCGGACACACCAGCAAGAGCACATCCTGGGGAACAGGGCTTGAGCAGCAGACACTCGGTTTTCTGCAGTTCACCCTGCGCCGCCGGTTGAAGCGCATCGAGCAGGCATTGATGCGCCAGCTTCTCACGCCTGACGACCTGGCGCGCGGAATCAGCATTGAATTCAACTTCGAAGGACTGCTGCGCGCCGACAGCCAGGGCCGCGCGCGGTTCTACCAGATCATGACGCAGATCGGCGCCATGACGATCAACGAAGTCAGGCGACTGGAAAACCTGCCGCCTGTCGACGGCGGCAACGTGCCGCGCATGCAGATGCAGAACGTGCCGATTACCGATGCCGGCAACGACGCCCTGCCGCCACCCAACGAGGACGATGCAGCATGAAGACCAAGGATTTTTCCCTCAAGATCAAGGAAGTTTCCGAGGACGGAACATTCGAAGGTTACGGCTCCGTCTTCGGCGTGCGCGACAGCTACAACGAAAGCGTCGAGCCTGGCGCATTTGTGGCCAGCCTGGTCAAGCACAAGCGCGAAGGAACTTTTCCGCTGATGCTTTGGCAGCATGATCCCTGGTCGCCGATCGGCGTCTGGGAGGATATGGCCGAGGACAAGAAGGGGCTTTGGGGGAAAGGCAAGCTGCTCTCCGGCGTCCAGAAGGCGGACGAAGCGCGCATTCTGCTGAAGGCCGGGGCCATACAAGGCCTGTCGATCGGCTATCGGGAAGTGGACACTGCACCTTCCGAGGGCAGCGGCCCGCGCAAGCTGATCGAGCTTGACCTTTTGGAAGTCTCCATCGTGTCGTTCCCGGCGAACCGGCGCGCGCGCGTCGAGAGCGTCAAGTCGGAGCGCATGGAAGAGTTTGCACGGCGGCTGCGCGACGGCGAACCGCCTACCATCAAGGAATTCGAGGACATTCTGCGTGATGCAGGGGTCCCGAAAGCCATGGCCGTACAGATCGCCTCTGTCGGCTATGCGAAAGCCATTCGGAGCGAGTCCGAGGGCGAGAAGGCGAATGACTCGACCGCGTTCATGCAGGCACTGCTGCGCGGTTAATCTCCCTCAAGCCCTACGAGGCAAATCATGAATAGACAGATATTCCTGTCGTCTGCAGCCATACTTGGCGCGATGACGGCCAGTGAACGAATGGCCGGGCGGTACCTCCGCGCCCCTGACGGTCACCCGGAAAATACGAAGACGGCCGAGCAGCTCGCGACCGAGGTTAAGGCGGCTTTCCAGAAGTCGCTGGATACCGTTCGCGAGATCGCCGAGAAGGCGCTGGCCGATGCGGCAAAGGGCAACAATCTCGCATCGGACGTCAAGGAAAAGGCCGACGAAGCGCTGATCAAGATGAACGGCCTGAACGAGCAGCTCACGCAGCTCGAGCAGAAGATGGCGCGCGGCGGCGGTGGCGACGAAGACGAGCGCAAGTCGCTCGGCGAACTGTTCGTCAGCGACGAGCGCGTCAAGTCGTTCCTCAGTTCGGCGCCGAGTGCCGGCAAGATCGACATCCGCCTGAAGGCGACGCTGACATCGCTGACCACGGACGCCGCCGGCTCCGTCGGCGACGCGATCCAGAATACCCGCCTGCCCGGCATTCTTCCGCTTCCGCAGCGCCGCCTGACCGTCCGCGACTTGATCTCGCCCGGTCGCATGGACGGCAATGCTTTGGAGTACGTGAAGGAAACCGGCTTCACCAACGGTGCAGCGCCGGTCGCCGAAGCGGCAACCAAGCCGTCTTCGGACATCAAGCTGGAGCTGATCACGACGTCGGCCAAGGTCATCGCGCACTGGATGAAGGCTTCGCGCCAGGTGCTCGACGATATCTCGCAGCTTCGTTCGATGATCGACGAGCGACTGATCTTCGGCCTCGGCCTGGTCGAGGAAGCGCAGTTGCTATTCGGCGACGGAACCGGCCAGAACCTGCTCGGCATCGTGCCGCAGGCAACCGCCTACGCCGCGCCGATCACCATCGCCGGCGCGACGAGCATCGACATGATCCGCCTTGCCATGCTTCAGGCGGCGCTCGCCCTGTTCCCGGCGACGGGTACGGTCATGCATCCCGCCGACTGGGCTTTCATCGAGCTGCAGAAGGATGCCGGCGGCAACTACATCATCGGCGATCCGCAGAGCCCGCTTGGCCCCAGCCTCTGGGGCGCTCCGGTCGTGACCACGCCGGCCATGACGATCGACAAGTTCCTTGTCGGAGCCTTCAAGCTCGGCGCGCAGCTCTTCGACCGGTGGGATTCCCGTGTCGAGACCGGTTACGTCAATGACGACTTCATCAAGAACCTCGTGACGATTCTCGGGGAGGAGCGCCTGGCGCTCGCCGTCTATCGCCCTGAAGCCTTCATCTACGGCGACTTCGGCCGCGTCGCCTAAGGCTTTCCGAACCGATGGGAGGCCGCTTGCCGGCCTCCCTTCATCAACCATCGGAGTGAAGAACATGGCGAAGAAAACTTACAACGTCATCCGCCCTCACCAGGGCGACAGATGGTATGAGCAGGGTGAGACCCGAGAGGCCGAGCCCGTCGATGTCAAACACCTGGTGCCCGGCACTCTTGTCTTGGCCAAGGCTGAGCCGACGCCGCAGAACAAGGCCGCGCCGGCGCCGAAGAACAAGGCTCGCTGATCGATGCTCGCCCCGAAACTTATCATCCCGGCGACGGGCACCGTCATCGATCTTGCGACGGCAAAGCAGCAATGCCGCGTCGATGCCGACGTGACGGAAGACGATGCGCTGATCGAGGGTTTCGTGGCGGCGGCGACCAGGCATGTCGAGAAGACGCTCGACATGGCTCTGCTCAAGCAGACCTGGCGGGACTATTCATGCCGCTTCAACGGATGCATTCGCCTCAGCAAAGCCCCCGTGATCACCGTCGTCAACGTCAAATTTTTCGACGGTGACAATGTTCAGCAGACGGTGAATTCGGCTGATTACCAGATGCTCGTCGACGCCGAGGGCGCCTATGTGTCCTTCGGCTCATCCTGGTCTGCGCCGAGCATCTACGATCGGCCGGATGCCGTCAGCGTCGACTATGAAGCGGGCGTTGATGGGGCCGACAAGGTCGAACCGCAGATCCGGACGGCGATCCTGCTGCATCTCGCCTTCCTGTACGAAAACCGCGAGATGAGCCTGGACACGGTGATGACGCCGACCGGCGCTTATGAAACGCTGATCTGGCCTTTCCGGAAGACGGTGGTCTGATGCCTCCGATTGGAAAGCTCGATCGCCGCATCACTGTCGAGCGGATGACCGGCACGGCGAAAAACGAATTCAATGAGGATGTCCAGATTTGGACGCCATTGACGACGGTTTGGGCGCGGCGGCGGGATGCGAGCGATGGGGAGCGGGAGGCGGCCGGGCAGATCGGCGCGACGCTCATGAGCCGGTTTGTCATTCGCTCGACCAGTGTCACCAAGGCTGTGACGCCTGTTGACCGGATCTCTTATCGTGGGATCTGGAATATTCAGGGCATTAAGGAAACCGAGGAAGGGCGAAACCGCTTCCTCGAAATCACTGCCATCAAGGATGCTGACTGATGCGGGTGACGGTGGATGTCGACGGGCTCAAGGAACTGGACCGGGCGCTGCGCGGACTGAAGGCTTCGACGGCGAAGAGCGTTGCGCGGCGGGTGCTGATGAAGGCGGGCGAGCCAATCGCCGAGGCCGGACGGGCGCAAGCGCCGCTCGGGCCGACCGGCAACCTGAAGGCTTCCTATGGCGTCGGCACGAAGCTGACGCGGCGGCAATCAAAGCTCTCGAAGAAAGAAAACGACGTCGAGGTCTATATCGGGCCGAACGATCCTGCGGCAATCCAGACCGAATTCGGCAACGAGCACCAGGCGCCCGAACCGCATCTGCGGCCAGCCTGGGATGCCGGCAAGGATCGGGCGCTGGAAGATATCAAGACTGGCCTTTGGGCCGAGATCAGCAAGGCGGTCGCCAGGCTGGCGAGAAAAGCCGATCGGCTGGCGCGCAAGGCGCAGGGATAATTCATGGAAGCCGCGATCATCGCCCTGCTGCTCGCTGACGCGAGGGTGAAGGCCATTGCCGGAGACCGGGTGCATTTCGTGCGGGCGCCGCAAGGGCTGCCTCGGCCTTATGGGCTGCTGACGGTGGTTTCGGGAACGGAAGACTACACAATGCTAGGGGCGTCCGGCCTCGGTCGCGCGCGATTGCAGATCGACGGCTATGGCGAAACCTACAAGAGCGCGCATGACCTCGCCGAGGCCATGCTTGCGGTTCTCAGCGGTTTTCGTGGCGAGCGATCGGGCGTCACCTTCAAAGGCATTTTCATCGACAGCCGGCGTGACCTGCCGGCCTCGGACAGCGGCGACGTGACGCCGCTCTTTCGCCGGTCGGCAGACATCATCATCTGGTTTTCCTGAAAGGGGATAACACCATGGCAGACACCAAAGCATCCATCGGCTACGGCATCACTTTCGAATTCGCGGACGCGACGACGCCGACCGTCTTCACCTATATCGCCGAAATCTACGACGTGACGCCGCCGTCCGACAGCACGGATACGGTCGATGTCACCCATATGCAGAGCCCGAACAAGACGCGGGAATTCATCGACGGCCTGACCGATCCCGGCGAAATGTCCTTCGAAATGAACCTTGCCCCTGGCAGCGATTCCGACAAGGCGCTGATTGCCGCCAAGGGCAAGCGCAAGTGGTGCCGACTGACTTATCCGAACGGCGTGCAGACGCTGTTCTTCGGCGTTCGCACGACCTATGAACGGGCTGCGCCGACCGACGACAAGATAACGGCGACGGTCACTTTCAAGGTTTCTGGCGAGCCGGTGCAGACCGATCCCGCCGCGCCGCGCAATATCTCGGTTCCTGTCATCAGCGGCGTTGCCAAGGTTGGTGCGCCGCTCACCGTCGACCAGGGGATCTGGGCCGGCTCCCTCAGCTTCACCTATCAGTGGAAAGTCGACGGGACGAATGTCAGCGGCGAGACGGGGCTCTCCTATATCCCAGTCACGGGCGACATCGGCAAGGGTGTCAGCGTTCAGGTGACCGGCGCGAATGACGGGTTCAATACCGCAACGACGAGCGTCGAAACCGCCGACGTCGTCGCATAAGGAACGTCCATGACAAACAATGTTCGGGGCGTACTGACGCAGGAAATCGACGGTGAGACGCACACGCTTTGCCTCTCCGCCAATGAATGGTGCGACCTTGAGGAGGAGCACGGGAAATCCACCGTGCAGATCCTCAAGGCCTTCCAGGAGATGGCGGGCAAGGAAGATCTCGACATGCGCTTCCTGCGCTCGATGTTCCGGGCCGCCCTTTCCTACGGCAAGCCCGGTATCACTCATGCCGAGGCCGGACGGCTGATGCAGTCCTGCGGCCTGGTCGAGGCGGCCACGCTGGTCGGCCGCGTGGCAATGCTTTCCCTGCCGGAGGAGAAGCCTACGGGAAAGCCGGCGGGGACGAAGGCGAAGGCGACCTGAGCTGGTCGCGCCTGCTTTCGTCCTGGGTGGAGCTGGGGCTTGATCCGGAGCGGTTCTGGCGGCTGACGCTGCGGGAGATGAAATTCATCATCGACGGCGCGGTCGCCAAGCTCAAACGGGAGCGCCGCGAACGCATCACGCTCGCATGGAATACCGCCAAGCTGACGGTCTACGCGCCGCAGAAGTCGAGAGACTTCGTCAAGCTCGAAAGCCTGATCGCCGAAAAGCGGGAGGCCGCCGACGCTCGGCCGCACTGGAAGACGGTACTTGCCAAGGTGCAGGCCTGGGCAACCGCGAAGAAGTAAACAAGGGATCATCGAGTGGCAAACGCAGTGATCGGCGCGCTTCGCGCCGTGCTCGGTCTGGACAGCGCCGCGTTCGACAGCGGCCTCGACAAGGCGCAATCGCGTCTGGCGAAGTTCGGGCCGGCGATCAAGAAGGGGCTGGCGGCGGCAAGCGTTGCGGCGGTCGCAGCGGGTGCGGCGATCGGCGCTTCGATCAAGGGCGCGATCGACGAGGCCGACGATCTGAGCAAGTTGGCTTCGAAGATCGGCGTTCCGATCGACGAGCTTTCGCGGCTGAAATATGCCGCCGACCTTTCCGGCGTGTCGATCGACGGCGTGGCGACTGGCTTCAAGAAGCTGTCGACGGTGATGGTGTCGGCCGCCAGCGGCAATAAGGCGGCGGCGGCGCTGTTTTCCGATCTCGGCGTTTCGGTAACGAACGCGGACGGCAGCCTGCGCGCCTCCTCGGCGGTGCTCGGCGACGTTGCTGACAAGCTGCAAGGGATGGAAGATGGCGCTGCGAAGACGGCGCTTGCGGTGCAGCTGTTCGGCAAGTCCGGGCTCGACCTGATCCCGCTGTTGAACGGCGGCGCTGCCGGCCTGAAGCAGATGACCGACGAGGCCGACGCGCTCGGCCTGACGATCAGCGCGGAGACCGGCAAGGCGGCCGAGCAGTTCAACGACAATATCAGCCGACTGCAGGCGACGCTGACGGGCCTGGTGACGCAGATAACCGCCGCGCTGGCGCCGACGCTGGCGACGATCACCGATTATATCGTCCAGGCCTCCGAAGCCTTCCGCAATCTATCGCCCGAAACGCAGAGCTTCATTGCGATCGGCGCGGCGCTGACGGTTGCTCTCGGCGCGATCGTCGTGCCGCTCGGTCTGGTGGTTGCCGGTATTGTGGCGATCGGCGTGCCGGCGGCTGCTGCAGGCGTCGCCATCGCCGCGGTTACGGCGGCGGTTGTCGCCTTCTGGCCGCAGATCACCGCCGCCGGCGCTGCAGTCGGCGAATTCGTTGCCGGCGCTTGGGCGCAGTTCGTGGCGGCATGGGATAGCGTCATCGTCAAGATTACCGCCGTGAAGGATGCCATCGCGCAATTTGCGACCGACATCCTAGCGATCTTCCGCGCCCTGCCCGGCCAGATGCTGGAGATCGGCGGTCAGATCATCGACGGCCTATGGCAGGGCATCCAGGACCGGTGGAATTCGGTCAAGGAAAGTGTCACAGGCATCGCCTCGGGGATCAAGGACAGCTTTACCGGCTTCTTCGACATCCACTCGCCATCGAAGGTGATGGAGGAAATCGGCCGCAACATCATGCAGGGCCTCGGCAACGGGATCACCGGGCTGAAAGGAACGGTGGTCGGCGCCGCGAATGGCGTCGCGACCGATGTGAAGGGAAGCTTCTCCAGCATCGAGGATGCCGGATCGTCGATGGGAAGCGCCTTCTCAGGCGTTTTCGACGGGCTGATCGACGGGTCGAAGACGTTCCAGGAATCGATCCGCGACCTGCTCGGCGATCTCGCCAGCATGTGGAAGGATAAGGCGCTGCAGGCGCTGTTCGGCGGCGGCGGTGCAAGCGGCGTTGCTGGCAATACCGGCGGCCTGTTCGGTGGCCTGTTTAGCGGCCTCGGATCACTGTTCGGCTTTGCCAATGGCGGATCGTTCCAGGTCGGCGGCGCCGGTGGTGTCGATAGCCAGCTGGTCGCCTTCAAGGCGTCGCCGAATGAAACGGTGACCGTGACCAAGCCGGGGCAGACGGCCGATCGCGGCATGCATGTGACCTTCGGCGTGGCGGCCGACAATAACGGGAACCTGCTGCCCTTCGTCCAGAGCGTGACACAGAGCGGTATCCGGCAGGCAGCGCCGCAGATCCTCGGCCAGGCAAAGGCGCAGGTGATGCCGACCGTGGGCGCCTACCAGCGCGATCGTGCCGGCGGAGATTATCGCAATGGCATCTGACATCATCGAATGGCCCGGCGACCTGCTGGTGCCGGGCGAATGCCGGCCGAACCTGGTGCCCTTCACGCGATCGGGCGGGCGTTCGCTCGGCGGGGTGCAGCCGTCGGTTCGCACGGATCTCGGCTATTGGTCGATCGAATATCATGACGTGCCGCTTTACGGCGCAGACAGGATGCGAACCTTCGAGGCGATCAAGGACATTCTCTCGGGCAGCTCGGGGCGGATTGCCGTTCCGATCTATGCGCCGGATCGGGCGCCCTTCGTCGATGGCATTCCCGCGATACCGGAGGTACTGCCGCATGATGACGATACCTTTTTCGACGACGATACCGGCTATTTGCAGGGCGGGATCTCGATCGTCTCGCAAGGCGTCACCCCGATCGGCGTGACGGTGATGCAGCTGCGGATCATCGAAGGCGATGCAGCGCTGTCCGGAACCTTGTTCAGCTTCAATCACGCGCTCTACCGGATCGGCCAGGTGATCGAGGTCGCCGGCGATATGCAGACGGTGCGGATAAGCCCGACCGTGCGGGAACTGATTCCTGATGGCGCCGATCTGGAATTCGATCGGCCGACCTGCCTGTGCAACCTCGTCGACGATCGCGGCATGGACAACGGGTCGAACATGATCGGCTACGAAAGCGTCAGCGTCAATTTCAACGAAGACACCAATTACTGGAACTTGCTTGCATTGGGGCAGATCTGATGGGGAGCCTTCGCGTTCTCTGCCAGATCGATTTTCCGTCGCAAACCGTGCGTCTCTATCATGGTTCGGGCGGCCCTTTTATCGATGCGGATGGCGAGATCTGGCGCGCCTGCGTGCTGACGGACGATGCACTCGACCAGGTCGAGATGGCGATCAATGCCGAGGCCTTCACGCTGTCGCTGACGTTGAACGGCGTTGACGAAGCGATTTCAGCGACCGTCTGGGGCGACTACCAGGCCGGAGAGATCATCGGGACGCGGATGCGTATCCTTCTGCAGGAACTCGACGACTTCGAGCAGCCGTCCGGCGATGCCGATGTCATGTTCACCGGAACGATCGACAATCTGATGTTCGATGACGTGGTGAGCGGTGAGGCTGTCCTTTCGGCGATCACGATCGAGGTGACCAACCGATTCACGCTCCGAACCCTGACTAATGGCGGAGTGCTATCCGATGTCGACCAGCGGGCGCGCTCGGCAATTCTCAATCCATCGGCTGCTCCTGATCGCTATTGCGAGCGCATTCCGGGGCTGATCGACAAGACAGTGGTTTGGCCGCGATGGAACTGATGCTGGCGGACTTCGTGAAAGCGCAAAACCTGAGGCCATGGCAGCCCGGCATCGTCGACTGCAGTCTGGTTCTGGCCGACTGGGCAATTTGGCTCGGCCGGCCGGATCCCGCATCTCACTTGCGCGGCCGATACGACAGCGAGGACGGTTTTCGTCGGATCATCGATATCGAAGGCGGGCTGCTTCCCGTCATCGAAAACTGCGTCGCGCGGATCGGCGGCCGGCGTAGCGGACTGGCGGCCGGCGCTATCGGCGTCATCGGCGCAAGGGCGAATATCAACCGGCAATGGGGCGCGATCTTCGATGGCAGTCGGTGGCTGGTCCGCTTCGTCGACGGCTTCGGCTCGATGACGGCGAATGCACTGGCGATATGGGAAATCTGACATGCCTGGTTTGATCGAGCTGCCAGCACTGATCATCTCGTCGCTGGCGACGACGGCATTTGCGGCGAATGCGCTTTATCTCGGCACCTATGCGCTGGCCTATGCAGGTCTCGCATTCGGTGCGCAGGCGCTGAGCAACCTGCTGGTCAAGAAACCCGATGTCCCGAAGGGCGAGGATGGCAAGTACAATCTCAAGCAAAGCGTGCCGTCCCTGTCATTCGTGCTGGGTCGCGTGAAGAAGGCAGGCGACTATGTCTTTCTAGAAGAGTCGGACGGTATCGCTTTCCATGTCATCGTCGAGGCTGGGCATCGCATTCAGGGTTTCGTGAAACACTACCTCCATGACGAAGAGGTAGCCCTCGTCGGCGGTGGTGTGGTGTCGCCACCTCATTTCTTTCTCGATGGCGAAACCTACGTCGTCATCGACACGAGGGTTGGACTACCCGGAGAGACTGCTTATGGGACGCTCGTAAGCAGGTTCCCGACCATCTGGTCAAGCAACCACCGGGGCGATGGGCTAGCGTCGATCATGATGTACTGCGTCACCGCAGACAGCAAAGACTTCCTGAAAATCTATCCGAACCAGATGCCGCAACACTCTGCCGTCATCGACGGCGCCCTGCTCTTCGACCCACGAAATCCAGAGCACGACGTCGACGATCCCGGCAGCTGGGAATTCAGTCGAAATCTCGCCCTCATGCGGCTCTGGCATCTTTGCCATCCAGTCGGCGGCAAGCTCTCCTATGCCGACATGTATCTGCCGGACTGGATCAATGCGGCTGACGTGTGCGACCAGACCGTCACCAATCGGGCCGGATCCTCGGAGCCGCGATATCATGGCGGGCTCTGGTTCCGAGCCGACAACAATCCGGTCGACGTGGGCAGGATTATCGACCAGGCCGCCGAGCTGGTCGTTTTCGAGCGTCCCGATGGTCTGATCGGCGTACATGCCGGCGAGTATGTCGAGCCTGATATCCGTTTGACAGCGAATGACATCATTCATGTAAGTCATGACACCAATCAGCGCCGAGGCTCGACCGTTCTCGCCGTGCGCGGCCGCTGGACAGACCCTGCAGCCCGCTTCAACACCGTCGATGCGGCGATCTATGGCGACCCGTATATCGGCGACGACAGCGAACGGACGCGCACCATCGAAAACCAGGCGGTGCAATATCACAATCATATCGCCCGGCTCGAAAAACTCACTTACACCAGAGCCAATGCACCGCGCGTGACGGTCACCACCCATTATAGCGGCGAGCGAAAGAAAATACCTTATCGCCGATTTGTGCGGGCGCACTATCCGCCGCGGCTTTCCGAGGTGATCATCGAGATCACGACTACGCCGAAGATCTCCCTGCGCAACATGACGATCGAGTTTTCCGGAATCGTGATGCCGGCAGATCTATATGCGTTCGACGCCGCGACCGAAGAAGGAGCGCCGGGATCGAATGTCATTCCGTTGCCGCCGGCCGGAGTCCCGTTGCCGCTCGACTTCAACGTGACGATCCTGAACGAAGTGGTTTCAGGCGGATCAACTGCTGCCTATGCGCTCGCTTCGTGGACGCATGTCTCGAATGCGCTGATATACGAGTTCGAGTGGGAGAAGACAGTAGGCGGAGAACCGGCGCAATCGACCAATTCGACAGCCGGGCAAGACCAGGTGCGGTCGAATTATCTATCCGATGGAGCGCAATACCGCTTCCGGCTCCGGACTTGGTCAAACGGGGTTTCGTCCGAATGGACCAACTACGAAATCCGCACTGCAACCGCTGATCCGACGCCGCCAGGCGTAGTGACGGGCGCTGGAGTGACGGGGGGCGCCGGCCAAGGCGGCTACAATTGGACGGCGCCTAATAGCGCCAACTATGCGGGCGTCCGCCTCTACATCAATACGGTAAACACCTTCTCGGGATCGACACTTGTCGGCACCGAATACGGACCGCCGAACTTCGCCGACGGGAAAATCGTCACCGGCCTGACAGCTGGCATCAAGTACGGCTTCGTTGTCTCCATCAATGCTTCCGGCGTGCCAGCTGCGGCTGTCGCGACCAGCGCTTTCACCGTTACATGAGGATCATCGTTCATGGCGCTCACGGCCAGACAGGTTTATCGAAATTTCAACGTCGATGGCGTCTCCTCCTCGGGCAAAAGAAAACCGCCGAAGAGCGAGATCCGTACGCTGCTGACCGGATATGAGCAGGCGATAGGCGCCAACTCTTCAGGCGCCGGCTCCGTTGCCAAGCCGACAAGAAACCTGTTGTTCTCCGATCTTGATCACGATGCCGACGTCACGGCGTGGGTCTATGCCGACGCAACGACGGATTTCAACGGGATCTACCGCAAGATTGGCGCGTCCGGATCGGGGTCATGGTCGAAAATCCTGCCGCTACCGTTTCCGATTATTCCGGCCTCTGATGTTGGGGCAGGAACTCCGAATGCGATTCAGGCAACTTCTGATCTACCGGTTTCGGAGCTGGCGCTCGTGCTGCTGACTGTCGCGGAAGCCAATACAGGCTCGCCAGTGACGGTCGCCTTCAATGGCGATGCACCGCTTACGATCAAGACTAGTAGCGGCAATGACGTCGCGCCAGGTGGCTTACTGGCCGGCATGGAGGTCATTGGGCGCGCTTCAGGATCAACCTTCCGGCTGGCGAGCGACCAGTCTAGCACCGCTATCCTGGCTGCGATCGAGGACCTATACGAGAGCTTTGCAGCGGCTTATCTTGGGGCATTTGCCAATGATGCGGCGGCGAATGCGGCCGCTGGCGGCGCTCCGATCACCGGCGCCCTCTACTACAGCACGACCGTTGGCCTTCTGCGGGTATACAATGGAGCGGTTTGGCAAAACCAATCCGTCTCACTCGGCAATGGCGACGTCACCACCGAGAAGATGGCGGATGGCGCAACCACAGAGCCGAAGCTGGCCACAAATCTTCAGCCTGGCAATTGGGTAGACCTTAATGCTGCTCTCACGGTCACGCCTCTGACCATCCTTGCGATGGGGCAGTCGAACGCCCTCGGAAACCAGGCAGGCGGCCTCACGACGCCCTTTGCAAACGTCACGGTCTGGAATAACCAAAACGATATCGAAACCTTGGCCAACCTTGGAACGGCGTTCATTGCGCCGGTGCTCGGTGCCGTGCCGTTCAATACTGCAGCCGGCCCGATCAACAATATGATGGTCCATGCGGCGAAGGTCATCGCAAAGATCGCGGGCCGGCCGGTTCGCCTTGTTCTCGTCGCTGAGGGCGGCGTCAGCATCGACAAATGGATCAATGCCGCGAACGTCAAGGGTCCGCTTTACACGCGCATGCAGGCCGTTCTTGCGGCGGCAGGAATATCATCGCCCGTTGACGTTGTCCTTTGGCACCAGGGAGAGGCTGACAATGCGAGTTCGGGGACATATCAGACGCGGTGGAACAATCTCGTTACCGCTCTCACGACGGATGGCGTGATCAACGCCGGCACCGCCATTGCTGTCGGCGAAACCGCGCGTCAATACACCGCGATCAATGCGGTCTTAAAGTTAATTGCCGACGCAGACGCGCGGGCTGGAATAGGACGACTGGCAAACCTCAATACGGCCGGTGACAATATCCATTTCCTCGGCACTAGTCTTGTGCGTGCCGGCACGATCATGGCCCGCGCCGCCGGCAAGTCTATCTCGACCAGATATGGGTTTTTCGCGAACCCCATCGCATTCTTGCAAAAGAAGGTTCTTTTGAAGGATGACGGTGCCGGCTCGACGACAATTCAGAAGATGAAGCCGAGCGAAATCATCCGCAGTGATCGCCGGCCATGTTTTGCTTCTCGTAAGGTCGATGATCAAAGCTTTTCGTCCGCCACCTTCACGAAGATCACCTTCGGGTCGTCTCACATAAACGTCGGCGGCTATTATGACGAGGCGAATAGCCGATGGATGCCCCCGGCTGGCGTTGTCGAACTCACGGCGGCCATGCTCTTTTCCGGGATGACATCCGGGCAGCTGGTCAATGCATGCATCTTCAAGAATGGCGAACTCTTCCTGCGGACCAGGCGGAATTGCGTCAATTCGATCGAGGCGGTTTCCGTCTCGATCATGGATGAAGCAAGCGGCGACGACTATTACGAGGTTTGGGCCTATGCGGTCGGGACTCCGGCCGTCACCTATTCCATCGACGACACCGTGTTCTACGGTAAGAGCTTATGACGTGTAGATAATCCGCGCGTCGATTATTAAACGTTGCGGCTTTTGAAATCGGACTATAGGTTGCAGGCTTTCTTCAACCCAGGGGGTCTTTTTTTTGTTGCGGGGATTAGTTCGTTATCTCAACCGGGTTCGTCTCGGTCAAAAGCCGCTTTATCTGGAGTATCCCTACGATTTCGAGAATCGATGGCGTGATCCTGGTGGGCATCTTCGTCTCGCCGCTCAGATTGCGAGCAGCAGCGATACGTTCGAAAACAATCTAAAAGAGATTAGTGACTACGAACACATCATCAGACGTTTCAACCAGCCAGGCGAGCTTTCGATGAAGTTCGACAACGGCTTCATGCCGGTGCTGGATGGCCTCTCGGTGATGTGGGCTGCCAGACGATCGGCACACACATTCATGGAGATCGGTTCTGGCTTCTCGACGGTCTATGCGCGTGCCGGCCTCAAGGACAGTGGCTCGGGTGCAACCATAGTCTCGATCGATCCCCAACCTCGTGCGGAGATTGATAAATTATGTGACGAAGTTGTCCGCGCACCGCTAGAACACATCGGGACGGCGATTTTTGGTCGACTGAGACCTGGTGACACCTTGTTCCTGGATGGCTCCCACCGGTCATTCACCAATTCCGATGTCACAGTTTTCTTCCTCGACATTCTCCCTCAGCTGCCGTCCGGCGTTCTTATCGGCATCCATGATATATGCCTGCCGTTCGATTATCCCGTGGCGTGGAAGGAGCGCGGATACAACGAGCAGTACCTGCTCGCCACGCAGATGTTGGCAAACCCCGATTACTTTGATCTCCAGCTTTGTAATTTCTGGATAGGTCAAAAGGGGATGCATAAAGAACCCCTGGCAAAGATTTGGGATATCGTCGGTGAGAAGGCGAAAATACGCGCTGGTTCAGCGTTTTGGGCCATCAAGCGTTGAATGCGTGCCGCAATGACTGACCGTAAGAAGCCGCTCCATCGAGCGGCTTCTTAATTAGCCACGGCGCATGATGTCCCGGTAGCAGACATAGATTGCAGAAACGAGCGCGACCAATCCGATCGTCGACATAAGAGCCGCGAACCTCATGATCCATCTTAGATCACTGCAACTCTCTGGACCAGGACATCCGGTATCTGAATAGTGTTGGTAGACGACATAACCAACTCCTCCGAAGCCCATGAACGCCATCGCGCCCATGATCGCCACTACGAACAAGATGGTGCCGAGGATAACGCGGCCGACCTGAGAAAAATCGTCTTGCAGCTCAACTTTTGTCATTTGGGATACCGGTGAAAGAGTAGCGACGAGCCTCGTCGTCCGCTGAGTGTCTACGCGATCTCATTCGTTCTGCAAAGTGCAGTTGAGCGTGTATCGCGATTTCCCGCATCGAAAAGCCGCACTAGTTGCGCCAAGGAACCAAACTCGTGCCGTCCATCGTCGACGCACGCGCTTGCCGTACCCACAATCTGGAGCCCACCCCCATGCAGGTCATCGACCCGGCAACCGAATTCGATCGCTCTCTTACCAAAGTGCTAGTGCACGAGGGCGGCTATTCCAATCATAAGCAGGACCCCGGCGGAGCAACGATGCGCGGCGTGACGCAGCGGGTCTATGACGAGTTCCGCCTTTCGCAAGGCCTCGGCACGCAGTCGGTGAAGCAGATCGCCGATGCCGAGTTGAAACTGATCTACCGCAAAAAATACTGGAACGAGATCAAGGGCGACAAGCTGGCTTCCGGCGTTTCCTATGTCGTCTTCGACGGGGCGGTGAACTCCGGCGTGGCGCAGTCCGTCAAATGGCTGCAACGGGCCCTGCAGGAGCTTGGGCTGTACCAGGGCGCGATCGACGGCAATCTTGGCCAAGGAACGTTGCTGGCGCTTTCCGGCGTCAATGACAATGACAGTCTGATCGCACGCGTCTGCGCCCGCCGCATGGCCTTCCTGAAGGCGTTGAGGACGTTCGGGACCTTCGGAAAGGGTTGGACCGCACGCGTTGCCGGCGTGCGCGCTGTCGGCCAGGCGTGGGCCTCCGGCTCGGTCGGACCCGAGATCAGCTACGTCGCCGGTGGCGATGCAAAGGCGTTTCTTTCCGATGCCAAGGCCGCACCCGTGCTCGCCGTGGCCGATGGCGCGACCGGCTCCGGCATCGGCTCGGGCGGATTGGCCGCGACCCTTCAGCAGGTACAGGACCAGCTTTCACCCCTGAGCTATTCCAGCGCGCTGATCGGCAAGGTGGTCGGCGGGCTGATCATTCTCGGCGCGGTGCTGACGATCGGCGGCCTTGCCTATCGCTGGTATGCCAAGCGCAAGAAGGATCGTCTCCTGGACGCCCTCGATATCCCGGTGGAAGCTTAAGATGTTCTCCGGCCTCACTCTCAAGATTATCGCCGCGATCGCCGCCTTGGCCGCGATCGGCCTCGTCATTCACAAGATACGGCAAAGCGGCGCCGACAGCGTTCGGTCCACCATCGAAAGGCAGAACAATGAAGCGGGCAATGCTGCTGATGAAGGCGTGCTTGATTATGACGCCTGTCGCGACGCTGGCCGGGTGTGGGACTTCGGGGCCGGCAGATGTGTCGGGCCTGCGCCGGGTCGCCGGAACTGACCTTATCGGCGCCAGGGGCGCGACCGACGCTGACCAACGCAAGATCGACCGGACCGTGGTGCGCTTCTGCGCCGGCGGCGTCTGGACGCGCAAGCAATGCGGTCTGCATGGCGAAAGCATCGCCGCGCCGCGCTGAATTTCAATCGACTCGAAAGGCAAGCCGATGGCTGACATCAAAACAAGAAAGCGACGCGTCGCCAGCTATATCGGCGCCGGCGCGGCCGACCCGATCGGCTGGACGCAGGTAGCGCCCGTTGGGTCGCCGCCGGCAGGAAAAGCCTACATCACCGACGGCGGCACGCCGCTTCGCTACCGCATCGACGGTGCGGGCAATTACCTCCTCAAGGACGCATAGGGGCAAGAGCATGGTTTCTGCACGGACGAAGCTAAACAAGCGCAGAGTCGCGAGTTATATTGGGGCCGGCGTCATTGGGGGCGGGTCGCCTTTTGTGCCGACCCAGCCGCAGCTCGTTGCGAACTTCACCGGTATTCCAAACGGGACTTTCGTCCAGATGGGGACCGGAAACGTTCGGGCGTTGGGCCGAAGTGGACATACGTCCGGATCAGTCCTTGCTCGGAACTTGCGGTTCCTCGACTCCCTCATCCTTCTCGGCACCAATGGTGCGGAATCCACCTCCGGCACGCTCAACACACTCCAGCGCGCCATTGAAATCGGCGGTGTCACAACCCGAGCTCTCTACGCGGCGGCGAATTCCATCGGCATTTCCGGAAGCGTCCAGGCTCTTTCCGACGTCATCGGCTCTGTCGAACTCCCTCCCGACACCGCATTCTTTGCGCGTTGGGAAAAGGCGCTTCCGCTAGACACCAACTCCCTTATCGCCCACGCCCTCGTCGGCCCTTCGGGTCAAGGCTTCCGCACTTCCGGTGCGAGCCAGCTCATGAGCACCGGGGCGATGAACTCCTCGGGCACTGGTGCTGGACCGCAGATCTGGCCGAATGCCATCCTTGGCATCCCCATTTCCCCTATGTCCTGCGTCGCCATCATAGGCGACAGCATCGGCAACTATCGGGATGCTCCAAACACAGCTGCTGGCGGCGGCGCATGGGCTCAAGCCCTGAACGACCTTGACGGCCACGTCGTCCCTTGGATGAAGCAGACGCAGAACGGCCATACGTTCGGCAATGCGAGCTTCGCCAGTGCCCCGCTTCAAAAGACCCATTGGCAGTACGTCACGGATATCATGATCGAGCTGAGCACGAACTCGATGCCGGCTTCCGGAACAGTTTCGGAGCGGCTTGCATCCCTGCAGGCCGGATGGCTCAATCTTGCGGATGGTGCCAGAGCAATAATCGGCCCCTACGGCAAGCGCCTTCGCGTCCATTTCTTCGACATGGTCAAGCGGGACTCATACGAGCTTGACTCAGTTCAGCGCGATACCCGCCTTGCCTACAACGCATGGGGCGCCGCATTCGCCGACAATAAGGCAGACGCCTATTACAATACGGACTCTGAGGTCACAGTCCCGGTAGGCACGGACGGCATCCACCTCGCTGCTGCCGTTCACACCGCAATCGCCGCGAACGTAATCGTTCCAGGCTATCGCCCCTTCCTCAATCCCCTCTATTTCCCGCGCGGGGAGTAGAATGCACGCCACCAAAAGCGCCCTCTCCTACCGTAACAGGCTTCCTATCGATGGCATCCAATGACGATATAATGCGCGTGCTGGGTCAGTTGGAAGCGAAACTCGATGCTGTTGCCGACCGGCTTGACAAGTCAGACGAGGTGTTCGCCGCCGAGCAGAAGTCTGCCCATATCAGCCGTTCCCGCATCCATGTGCGGATCGACGAGCAGGCAAAGCGGATAACGGAGATGGAGAAGACGACCGTGGCGGCCGGCGCCACGGTCGCTCAACAGCGCGACATCATCAAGGATCTGACAAAGACCGTCGCAACCGAAATCAAGCCGACGATCGACGAGTGAAAGAAAATCAAGCTGGTCGGCGGCATGGTCTCCGGCGCATTGATTGCGGTCGGCATCAGCGCCGCCACCGTCGCCGCATGGGCCTATGACTGGGTCTGGAGCGTCCTGCGGCATCTGGTCAAAAGCTGACGCGCGTCAACGCGAATTGGCGGCCCATCCGCCTTTGTAGTGCTCGGGGAAGTGTTCCCAGCACCACCAGCGCGGCGGTTCGTCCTTTGTGGCACTGCGGCCCAGGCCTCCCCACTCCTCGCAGCCCTCTTCCTCACAATAATGGACATACATTTGCGGCGCTTTCGTCAGCGCCGGCTTGTCTGTATCACTCATGTTCCCTCGTCACCTCGGTATCTTCCTGGCCGCGAACCTGCAGCGGCCTCTGCCGCCGCACTTGGTGCACTTCAGCTGCCGCTCCAGATCGTGGAGCCGCGCGTTCTTGCCGTAACGTCGTATCAGCGACTCGCGATCGATGACTGTCCCCCTCGGGCAATCCGGACAGGCTGCAACCAGCGCATACCAGATGGGGATATCGTCACGTGGCTGTCGGTCCGGGTCGTTCAATGGATGATTGCCTGCGTGCCATGACTTATGCCGGCCAAAGCCCCTCATCGTCATCCTTTTCCCATGTGTCGGATGTTCTTCTGCTCTCCATCAATCGTTCGCGGTCTCGATCGAATCCTCTCGATCGGCGCATCACCCTAGCGCCATCGCGTAAAATCAACACTTCATTCTTGGAATGGTAGTGCCGCAGTTCCTCGAACGCGACATTGGCCACGACGACATTGTTGATGCCGCCGATGTGATCGACGAGTTTTCCCCTCCTGTCGACGATGTCGATGGCATGAACGAAGTAGTCTCCCTGGAAATTCGGCTTTCGAAAAATCATGCGGGTATCCTCGCTAGAGATTTGGTCGACCGCCGCATGTCGATGGAGGTTCGCTCTCGCCCGAGCGATGTTGCTAATATGTTCTCGCCGTAGCCCGAGTCAATAACTCATATTGGGCAATTGCTTTTTAAGATATTGCTGATGGGATGGCGGCATGACAAAGCCGCCAAAACCAAAGCCGCTCCTGCAGGATGCTGGCAAGCCGGTTCGATCCCGGCCGCGCAAGCCGCGAAATCCCGCGCAGCCCAACCTCCCTCTCGACCCTATGCCGGATCGCATCGATCCTTGCCTTGCTCTCCTGAAGCCGAAGCCGCCCAAAGGGCCGCAATGGGCTTTCGAGGTGAAGTGGGACGGCTACCGCCTGGCAATCCACATCGCGCCGTCCGGCGTGCGCATCCTGACGCGCGGCGGGCATGACTGGACAGATCGTTTCCCCGCGATCGCCGCCGAAGCGAGGCGCCTTCCTGTCGCCACGGCCATCCTGGACGGGGAGGCCGTTGTGTTCGACGACCGTGGCCGGTCGGATTTCGGCAGACTACAGCAGTCGCTTGGCGGTCGGGGAGGCAAGAGGATGTCCCGCGAAGCGGTTCTGATGGCGTTCGACCTGCTCTATTTCGACGGCCGGGACATGAGGGAGACCGACCTCACAGCGCGGCGCCATCTCCTCGAGGGGTTGGTACCGGCGGGCGGCGAGGACGCCATTCGGCTATCCGAGGAGATCGAGGCGGACGGAGAGACGCTCCTGCGTATCGCCTGCGAGCACGACCTCGAAGGCATCATAGCGAAACGCCGTGACTCGCCCTATCGCTCCGGCCGCGGCGCCGCGGCGGCGAATGGCTGAAGATCAAATGCGCCCAGAGCGACGGCTTCGCCATCGTCGGCTACGAGAAGTCCACCGCATCTTTCGGGGGCATCGGCCGGCTTCTGCTCGCCGCCCGCAAGGGAGGCGATCTGGTTTATGTCGGGGGAGTTGGAACCGGCTTCAACGAGCGTTCCGCGAGCGAACTGCGGGAGCAGATGGATAAGCTGGTCATCGCCAAGCCAGCCGTCGACACCGGGAGGAAGCGAAATGCCGTCTTCGTCCGGCCGGAGCTTGTTGCAGAGATCGAATACCGGGCGTGGACGCAAGACGGGAAGCTGCGGCACGCGTCTTACAAGGGACTAGGGGAGCTGCAAGATAGTGCGGCAGTATATGAAATTGTTAGATAG